GTTCGTGCCTTTCTTGATGCCTACTTTGGCACAAATCTCCATGCCACTCAAGTCCATCATACCGCTGATGTTACGGTTTTGTTGTGCTTGTGGCGTCATGTCGGCAGGATCAATCCCGCGTGCGCTTTCAACAATCGACTTGAGCGTGCGTAGCCCAATCTCTTTTGCAAGAGGCATACCGCTTTGACCTAGCTTGTCACCATCGACAAATACGCTGTGCCAGAACTTGCGGCGATCATACTCGCCACCGATGATTGTGAACTCAAGGTTCATCCACTTAGCCGATGTGCTTTGTGATTTCTTGAACCATGCGCCCTGACCGAACTCAGGGATTTCGATGTCGCCCATTTGAACAAGGATCACGGCACGAACGATTGTTCCGTTCGGAATCAGTGTGAACTCTTGGTTCTGTGGGTTTTCATCTACGGGTACATTATTAAAATTTAACATTATGCTTCTCCTTCGCTAGAAGTCTGAGTTGATGGATCGACAAACGTAAGATCGTTGTCGGTTAATGGTGAGCCAGTATTCATCTTTTCAATCAATTTTCCAAGATGCGGCTCTTCAAGAGTGTCTAGTCTTCCAGAACGGTCTTTGGCTGGATAGCCCCATTCGTTAAGAGGTTGACACACAAACGCCCTGTATTGCCCATGATCACCTGACAGAATAGCCATAGTGATAACTTCATCAACAATTCCGGGCAATTCCCTGCCAGTTTTTGCGCCTTCGATTTGAAGGTTATATTGCTTGCGACCATAATCGTCTGTGACTTCATCTAAGATGCCAACAAAGATCACGTTCTTTGATCGAATGTGTTGGATGTGCGTAAGCCACGACATCATTTCGCGCCCGTGCATTCCATAGACTGCGCGAGTATCGACCTTGCCAGACCGCTCAGAACGCGCTTCTGGTTGCTGTAAGCACCACTGGAAGCACAAACGCCCTGCCACGGTGATAGAGTCCACAAACAACGTATCGTACTTCTGCCACACCTCTGAAGTGTCGCCATACATCTGAGCCACATAATCATAATGCGACTGGCTATATGGTTGATCGTCAGAGAGTGATGGGTTCGCACCACCTAAGAAGCACGCGAGATCACGGCACTCCATCCATGTTCGAGGACGAACAACGTCAATAGGGTGTCCTTCGATAGCGGCATCGCCTGCTTCCAAGTCCATAAACAACGTTGTTGACGGGTTGAGGGTTCGAGCAAGTGTGGTTTTACCCACACCGCTCTGACCACACACCACAATCTTGTGACCTTTTTTCTCAGCCATACGCTGATCTGCTGTAATGATTTGCAGAGTCATTGCTCTAACTCCTCTACCTTGACTGTTCCTACTTGGACAGTCCGACAGTCTTCAAGCTCTTCCTTAATTGCAGGGGGAGCCGCTGTGAATTTACGCTCTTCTACAGCGAACGTCAGCTTGCCGTAATGTTGTGCGTTTTCTGGCGACATGTTGTTTAACGTGTCACGCAGTTTATCCTGATCCCATGTGACCTTCTTGCCCACAGTGACCTTTAGCCTTTGGTTGCCTTCTGCGATTTGCGCAGTGCCGAAGTCCTTGCCATGCGAACGCAAAATGTCTCGCGCTACTGGCAAAAATGTATCTGATAGTTGTTCTTCAACGTCTTTGAGTTCAAGGCGCATCTCACTGATAACGTGCTTGAGTTCGTCTCGACGCTCGAATAGCTCACGACTGTTCATGTCGATTCCTTTCCGCTTTGAGTTACTAGAGTCCCAACTATAACCATATGGTGTGGGTTGGTGTCAAGAACTTTTTTTAGAAAGAAATATCTCAATGCCAAGACAAGCCTTCATGAGCTTCTTTTTCAGCTTAAACTCAGGCGTTTCAACGCCCTTGGCGTCTTCGACAATTTCATGCCACACGCCGTCTTTGTCTTCGCGCTTGTAGCGGAAGTCAGCAATGTATGCACATATCTTTTGGTCATTGACGATCAGGTTGTAGCGCACTTGTAGCTCAAGGTCTTTGACCGTTCCTGCCCGTTCGAGTGACTTTATATATAGATACCGCTCCGATTCCCATTTCGAATCAAACTTAATGCCTTGCACAGTTACCTTTTTGTTTCCGTATTTGGGTCTTGACCCACGCCGCTTGGGATTATATACAGGTGAAAAGGTCATTTATGGGAAGGAGACTCCAATGCCAAACCCCGGAAAATATAAATCCGTAGGTGTTTCTATCGACGCTTACGACAAACTGGTTGCCATCGCGGATCATGAGGATCGTGCAATAGGACGACAGCTTGCACGCATGATCGAAGAAACATACGAAAACATCAATCGTAATGTCAAGTCTTCCTACACGCTGCCTGCTAGTTCAGGAATTGGTGGGCTGGCTTCTGTTATCGAAGACTAGAGTAAGCCTGCGTTACCCAAACCACCCAGAAGTGTCGAGGCCACTGCTGGGTTTTCGCGTGCTCTTTCCCTAAGAGTTTGATTTGCTGATTGTATAGAAGGCATTTCAGAAACTGGGTCAACACTTGGAATCGGAACACTTGTTCGGTTTACGCGAGGTGCAGCCGGGGCTGTTCGATCAGATTGAAGTTGATTCCTAAAATCATTTGCTATTTCAGAAGCTCCTGATTTCATTGAGCTATAAGTATCCACAATCTCTCTAGTACCTTGTTGTTTAGCAAAAGACGCAGAGGTTTCATTTAAAACTTTTAAAAACACTTGCATTTTACCAGCTTTTGTTTTTTCTTTTGCTGCTTCTTTTCCGTACCTAGCAGCAAAAGATGTATAAAATGGCCCAGTAGATAGAAATCTTCCGACCATACTAAGCCGAGCAAGTGTTCCTATATTCTCTAAAGGGTTGGCTGCAATGTTTGCGGCAACAAGATCACCGCCTTCAGCCGATGATCCCAAAACTTTCATGTTTCTTCCAAACAGTGCTATAGAATCAGCTTCGGCTTCAGGGAATAAAGCTCTTAATTTTCCAGACTTTTCAGCTTTTATTAGGCGGTCAGATAAAAGTCTGAATGCCTTTTTGTCTGTCATAAACGTATGTTCGAAATCTCCGATTAGATTTTGCATGTAGTATGACTGTAATTCGGCTAGTTCATCTGGCTTGTTTTGGAAAAACTTTGACAATTTAGTAATGTCATTACCTTTTACAGATGGACTTGCTAGTAAATCTGCCGCTTCTTCTGGCATTAATGATCCAGCGCGAAGTTTTCTAGCAATAGCTGCTTTGTCAAACTGAGCCTTTTCTTGCATTGCGTCTTTAATATTTCGAAGCAAATCAACGCCAGTTTCGTTTCCACCCGCATTTAAATAATCATCTATAACGCTTTGATCTACGCGAGTTAAGGACAAAGAATCCATTTGATCTGCGAGTCTTCGAACTTCAGATATTTTAGAGCCGAACAATTCTTCGGCTGTTCCACCTAAATCTTCTAGTTTTTGCTTGAACTTGCTACCACTAAACTTTTTAGAGCTATCCAAAGTTGACCCTGATTCACGCATCGTTTTGCGCAACCACTCAGCCGCAGAACGTTCTCGTAAAGTATCAAAAGCGTCTCGTCCTAAATTTTTTTCTAAAACCTCTTTTGCGTCTTTAAGAAGTTTTGGATTATCGTTTTGTATAAAACGACCATAAGCACCTTTAGGGTTTAATTCTTTTTCGCCTTTGACGACACTTTGTAAACTTTTTATACTTGCAGCATCCGAAACTTTTTCAAAACTGTTCATGCCCTCCTTAAAAAAGCTACGAAGTTTTGGTATTTCCTTAGCTACATTTCTAAAAAGTTTCTTATCCGCTGCTGTTAAGTCGGAAGCAGCTTTTCGATTCATAGCGTTGTTAACAGATTTGGGGGATATGAAGTCATCTAGCTTGTTAAGGAACTTATCCTTCATAATTTTAACGCTGTCAGAGCCGTAGTTGCCCATCCAAGTGTCATTAAGATTTTTTCGAGCTTTATAAACTTGCGTGAATGAAGCATCATCAGGCAACTTCATTAACTCATCTACAGCTTCACGAGATTTTCCCAAATTGCCAGAACGAGCCGCTATTAGTCTATCAAGCTCCAATTTGGCGTCAGCTTTCAATCCGCGAGTGTTGAAAAGCGCAGTATCTCCAACAGCACTATTTGTGAGGTTTTCGAGGTTAGCAAACTTTTCTTTTACCTTGTCATCAAAGGCTTTATACGCGCCAACAAAAGCGTTTTGTATGTCAGCATTTAATAATTCGTCCTTATTCGCGGCCTTACCTATCTGAACAGCAATGTCATTCATGTGCTTAATCAAGTTAGTCATTGTGCTTTTTTCTGCCTGCAATAGAGCAGTGTCTCCTGACTCCACGGCATCTGTTAAGATTGCAGCCGTAGCATCAATGTCAACACCACCATCAGCGCCATAAGCACGAAGTTTTCCTAAGTCCTGCATGATTTGTTCATGATTTTGACGTAAACGTGCAGATGTCCCAAGAGCCTTTTCAGACATAGCTTGCTGTCTAGCTACAAGAGAATTTGCTCCCATAGCTGATAGTGACGGTTTGTAATTTGAGTCTATAGCCTCTGCGACTTCTTTTTGAGTCTCAGGTGCGAGCTTACTTCCTGCTCTTCCGCGGCCTGTAATCGCTCCAAAAGATTTGCCCACTAGGCCAAATATACCTTCACCAGCGCCTGCGATAGCGGCTTCTATTAGCGCATCTTTTCCAACTTCTTTAAGGGTTTGCTCTTGAGTGCCGCGTAAGGTTTCAACGCCCTCTTCTAATAGTTTGCCACTACCAGAGCCTATTGCCGCGCCTATTGCGGCACCTAAAATTGGAATGGGAATGGCGGCTTGTCCAGCTATTGCCCCACCGATACCGCCTACTATCTCTTCACCCGCAGCGCCCACAAAGTCTTGCAAGTCAGACAG